GAGGCAGTAGCGGTGGCAGATTGTTCTTTGAATGCTTCTTGAATTGCTTCAAGTTGATTTACGCTGTGATCAACATACTTGTCTTCAAGACGAAATTGACCTCTGACTTTTTCCAAATCAGTTTGCAGCGTAAACATCGCAAGCTCATGTTTGCGATCATTAGCTTTATCAAAAAACTTGATAATCTCTGGAGCAAGCCGAAATAGCCCGCCCAAGAGAGAACCAAATATACCACCGCTTACTATTTCAATCATTTCAGTCGTTCAAACCCGCAAGCTGCGGCTCTTCAGCGCCCTGTGGAGCAGGCACCTGTGGAGCAGCCTGTTTCTGAATCTCCTGCACCAACGGGAAAACTTCAGCGTATGGGCGTGTGCCCAAATACTGCAGGATGCCGTTGACGAGGCCGAGGGTCAGGGTGATTTTGGTGTCGTTCATTTGTCTTCTGCCTTTCGGGCTTGTTCCTCCAGAGGGTTGTTTCGATAGCCGTAGCGGAGGGTGAACCACAGATAACGAACATAAAAGTTAAACACACCAAGCTCGTCTATTTGCTTAGCGTGTTCTTGTTCATGCCGTACTAGTCTAGCATCTTGCAAGCGCTCGGGCAAGATGTAGATGCCCCACGGGAGCGTTACTCCCGCGAAGCCCGTGCGACGAAGGGTCCAGCCAATCAGGCCGTTTGCGGGGCGGATGACCATGGCAGCGGCAATTGCACGACGGGCGGGTTGATCTGATTTGCGATCAGCGACTGCACCGCAGCTTCAGTTGCGTCCTTGTTCACGCCGTTGTCCCAGCACCAGCCCAGCACCATGTCTTGCGTCAGGTATGGGTAGGGCGTGAAGGAGCCCTCGGGCGCGGGGAATGAACAGGTGCCGTACACCGTAGAGGCGTAGTCGCCGTCAGCGCCGTTGCAGCGCCAGCCAGCAGTGACAACTACGTCGGTGTTGTCGCCCTCAGTGGGCTTGCACTGCATCCATTCGATGATCCAAGTGAAGGTTGTCATGGTTGGGCTCCAGCAGTTTGTTGGGCTTGGTGTGCAGCAATGACTTCCGGCGTCCACGCCACGTTGCAGATGGCCTGCACGTTGGAAGGCACACCCGTCAGGTCTTGCCCCGGCGTGAGACTGTTGCGGTGGTATTTCTTGGTCAGTTCCTCACCGTCCTCAAGAATTCGTGTGGCCTCACGGTACAGCACAATGCCGTTCTCGGTGACTGTGATCTGATCTACTTTGGTTTCTTTCGTGATTGCCATGATGGCTCCTTTTGTTGAAAATGTGTCCGACTAAGCCATCCGACTTAGTTAATTAAACTCGATAAGTAAAGCCAAATATGATTTGTTGTGACGCAGTTATTGCTGATGTTGCATTAGCACTTGTACCATTTTGTATATAAGCCCCAGAAGTTTGGTTTACGTTATAATTTGTGCAATTACCACCGCAAGCGTCAAAGCCGTTTGAAAACGGCAGATTTGAAGTTAGCACTCCACCCGCTGCTATGGAAATACTGGTTGCCCCTTGCACATACCCTCGCACATAAACAAGGTTTCCAATTTTGGTATATACGGCGGAAGAGCTAAATGCTCCTACAACTGTTAACCCCGAACCTTGATTTGGCGTCCAAGTACCTTCCTCATAATCATCCAGCGTGTTGGCGTCGCTTGAGGCGGATTGAGTTGCGGGGAAGGTGATGCCGTTGGAGACTTGGATCACGCCACCGGAAGCGTTGTTGGTGGTGGTTCCAACCAACAAATTACCCCCGCTCGTGATGCGGGCGCGTTCGGTGTTGTTGGTGCCGAAAGACAAAAACCCGTTACCGATGTTCCACAAATACGAGTTTTCTGATATTTGACCAAGATTTAAATAGTAAGTTGCGTCTGAAGTGTCCCAAATTCCAAGAATCGGCGCAGCAGACGCTTGAATGGTCATGCCCGTGCCACTACCGCTCAATCCGGTAACTTTGTTTGTCGTGCCGCCGAGAGCCAAATTCCCACTAGCATCCAGCGTCATCGCCTGCGTGAAGCTGATCGTGTTGCCTGCGGTGCCGGAGGGGGCGGTGTGCCAAGAAAAAACACTTGCTGCTTGATTTAGTCTGCTTGCTGCACCAGTTGTGGTGTAAATCCAGTTTGTGCCGTTAAAGAATGCGTTTGCGCCAATCTCTGATGCAGAAGAGTCACCCCGCAAAAAAGCAACAGCACCAAACTGAAACGCTGTACGTCCAGATTGCCAAGCACTCGGCGTCACCCCCAAGCCGAGGTTGCCGGAGGCGTCGAGAATCATTCTGTTCGTCGGGCCAGAACCATCTCGGAAATAATGCGTATTGGCATCGTAATAATTAACGGATGTTCCGTTAAAACCAATACGAAGTTGAGCAAGCGTAGTGCTTGCACCGCTGACAACGTGCAGTTTTGAATCAGGCGAACTCGTCCCAATCCCGAGGTTGCCGGAGGAGTCGAGCCTTAAACGCTCCGTCAGCGCGCCCCCATCCGGCTTTGTCAAAAACAGAAGGTCGCCACCCAAATTACCGGCGGTTGAACCGGAAGTCACTGTGGTCAGGCGCACCAATTCTTTGTTGGTGGAGTTGCCCTCAGTGCCAAAGCCAATACGTCCTGCACGGTTGCCAGCAGCCGTGGCATCGCTAGTTAGCCAAATGTTGCCGCCTGTGTTTGAAGCCCCATAAAGGCCAAGCACCGCGCCGCCATATCCAATAGTGTTTGGAGTAGATGTTCCAACACCAAGCACATTTGTTCCATCAAACGTCAGCGCACTCCCCGTGGCCAGCGCACTTGTGCTGCTTGCGTAGACAACCCCGTTGGCGGTAAACGAAGTCAGTCCCGTGCCGCCGTTCGTCGTTGCAAGCGTGCCCGTAACGCCCGTCGAGAGAGGCAAGCCCGTGGCGTTGGTCAGCGTGACAGAGGTCGGAGTGCCAAGGACCGGAGTCACCAGCGTGGGGGAGGTGGACATCACCACATTGCCCGTGCCCGTGATGGCGTTGGACACCAAGTTCTTTGAGGCGTCAGTAAACACCGCCTGCGAGGCCGTCAGCGCCGACAACACAGGTGCTGCCAAGAATGAAGCCACGCCGGTGGAGTCAGCCAGCGTAATTGACGCAGTGCCGTCCTTGGCTTTGACGTTGCTTACCTCGATGTTGGTGGTGTCAACAGTGGTAGCATTGACGGTGGTGATGTTACCTGTCGTAGCCCCAACAGTGGTGAACGTAGCAGCACCAGCGCTAGCACCGCCAATAGTGACACCATCAATAGTGCCTGCATTGATGTCAGCAGTGTCGGCAACAAGGCTGTCAATGTTGGCTGTGCCGTCAATGTACAGGTCTTTGTACTCCAGCGCAGAGCTACCCAAGTCAACAGTGTTATCCGTCTTAGGCGTCAACGCTGTCGCACTAGCTACAACATCCTGTGTAGGTCCAATCTTCGTAATGGCAGCACCTTCAGCAGAAGTGCCGTCATGAGTATGCCCTGTCGTTGCATTAAATGCTGCTTCAATAGCGTTATATTCGTTGTCAAAGTCTGAAGCATTGATGACGTTTCCGTCAGCAATGTTGTTTGTTGTGTCTTGCCTAATGTAGCCAGCCATGTACTTTTCCTTTAGCGCCTATCGTGAGATGCGTATTCAATTGTAACAGCGTCAAAGCTGTATGGAGGATCATTGCTATTGCTCTCAAACTGCAACGAAACTGAGAAACCACTCCCAACTATTTGAGAATCAAACACTCTCAATAGCTTCTCACCAAAAACAACGGCGCCATAATTAGCCAACGCATTTCCAAAAATACCAACATTACTGGTAGCGTTAGAAAGCGTAATAGCGTCCGGTTGTACACTACCTTTGTCATCGAAGTCAAGCTTCATGCTCAAGGTAATGGTTACACTTCCTTGAGGGTCTAAGTATGTGTAAAGCTTATACAAAGTCTTTCTAATTCGCGGATCGCTGATGGGCAAATAAGGAGTGTAGAAAGAAGCTTTGATGTTGACTCCATCAAAAGTGTTTCCTTCTTCAAGCTTATAAACATATCCATCATTATTAGCAAAAATGATTAGTTCTTCGCGTTCATGATAGTCGCTGTCTGCTGTATAAGCTTTAATTCCTCTAAGTTCTGCCCATTCCACTCTATCAGAAAACTGTGTTCCCAATATTCCCTTAGCACTATCGGAAGTGATATTAGCGGAATATCCAAACAATCGATATTGACTTTTAGATTTGATAGTGACAGAAGAAAAGGAGGTGCTACCTCTAATAAGCTGTGTTAGTTCTGTCTGTATCCGATTAGATACAGAAGCCAAACCGAAGTCGCCAATACGATCTGTGGCAGACAACAATCGCAAGCCATCAGGCCCCAAGAACATAACATCCCCACCAACTTCTTTGATGGTGTCAGGAGATACACATCCAATCTTTTCTGTAATTGGCTGCAGTTGATAGTCTGCAATGGTGGACCCAGTGATACGCTTAATAGCCTGTTCGCAGAAAATAATGAGTTGTTCTCTAAAGACAACGAGTCCTGTTATGTTTCCACCAACATTAATTACACCACCACCACTAGCAGCGCTAAAGTCTGTATCGGAAAACGGAGAAGAAAAGTAAACAGCATCTCCCTTAGCAAAGAACAAACTATTCTTAAACCAAGCTACATATTCAGCACCTTCAATATCAGGCACTGTTGTGAGCTTCTTAAAGGTAGTGTTATCGTAAACAAAAGGAAAGCTAACACCATTAACACCAACGATTTTCTCCGTAGAACCAATGCGATAGCGTTCAAATCTAGCTTTGGTGCCTGTAGTGAATTTAGTGCTTCTAAAGGTGATGACAGCATTATCAGCAGGACTACTATTAAGCGCAGGCGATATTGCCAATGTAGCGCCACCAGCAGTGACAGTTGGCAATGCAGTGATGATGTATGTTAGATTGACACCAGCAATGGTGAATGTATCCCCAATTTGCGGCACTGATGTCAAACCATCGACAGCCAGCGACGAGCCTGTTTGAGAACCACCATTTACTAATACAGTGCCATGTGAAGGAACATTTATTCGTGTATATCCGCTACCAGTGCTTTTATAAACATCACTGCTTCTTACAGCAACGACAGAGCCATCCCATGCTGCAACGCCTGTAATAAGACTATTGTTATTACTGAACGTAACAGCAGCGCCGTCAGCAGGACTAGACACCAAAGATGATGTCAGAGTGAGCGTCAACGACTGCAATGTGCTGTTATAGCTAACACCACCAGAAGCAATGGTGTAGGTGTTGGCACCAATGGTAATGGTGCTGCCTACAACAGGTGGTGCTGTAACACCAGCAAGCAACAGCGTTGTTCCTGTTTGCCCGCCTCCTTGAACAACAGCATTTCCGTAATAAGGAACTACTGCTGTATCAAACTTCTGACATCCTAAAATACGCCTATACCCACCGTCAACAGATGGTTCATAGTTACGCAAAACACGGGCACTGCCGGGTTCTTGAATGCCCTGTTGAAGCGGCGATAGGCTTGTTACCAAGCCACCACGAAACTCAACAGGGTATGTTTGCCACCTATCCATTTATGATATTCTCGATCCGGTAACAATCATACTGCCTTGCGGGATATATGTTGAAGTGATGTACTCATACCTATTAATAAGGATAGTACGCATTCTCTTCAATCCTTCTTCAAACTTGCCTTTAGCAATATTGGCAGCTTGTTCATTGCTTCTGAACATATAAGCATAATATTTGGCACCATCAAGAATGACATGCTTATATCGCTCAGGAACAAAAGGAACATCTGTAGGATTGATAAGGTCTACAGGAATACGATAGTATTCGTAGACAAGTTCGTAGTCTTCATTAGGAGGAGGCACAACGACATATTCTTCACTAGGAGCATGGCATACCTTTCTAGGTACATCAAGTCGGCTAGTATCTGTTGAATATTCAAGGTCTACATAGTGCTTCAGATAGTCGTCATATGTAATCACTTCCAGACGCACAGTATTGTTGCCAAACGTAGCGTCTTCTTTGATTCGAAAGCTATCAAAATCAATCTTGGCAGAATCTGCCGGGAAGGCATAACGGCTAACACCATCGGACAATACGTCTGTCTGCTCTACGTGATTGAAGGGCCAATCTTGCCCAATCTGATTGATGTCACGAAGAGCATTGTTGACAGCGTCCCTAGCATGAGCATAGAAGCCTTTAGAGGTGAGGAAATTAACAGAAGTAAGCTCCACCTCATTCAAAGAACGAAGCAGGGTATTGGTGATTTCTAGATAGTTGTATGCCATTATTGCTCCTTGATACGAAGCTTCACTGTACGCTCTGCAATGGAACCAGTGCTGTCTGTAATGCGACAATAGATTTTGTATTCAGTGTTATTAGTGCCGAGTCCCAAATTGATGGTAGCAACAGTGTTTGTGTTGGTGGCTGTTACATTTTGTAGCCCATTCACTACACTACCATTAGTGAAGGCTGTCTTGACACCAGAAGCATTATCAACAAACCATGATACACTAGAGATAGTGGCAGCGCCAAGCCAGCGTGACCAATCAACGCTGTAGTCCAACACTTCGTCTTTGTCTTTATTAGTCCATCTAAACGACATATTATGTTCCTATATCTACTGTACGTTCTTTGCTTGTTGTACCACGGCTTATATACACTTGTCTAATGTCTCTATCTATCACAACTGTTCGCGCTGTCGATTTTGGTTCAACATACAGCGTTCTTGGTTGAGCTTCAACATAAACATACCTAGCAATTGCAGGTGTCTTCGCTTCAACGTAAACAATTCTGTTTTTATCAAACGCATTAGCATCATACGAGAACACGGTTGTTGTTACAACAACGTTCCCATTGAAAGACGTTACGCTATTTCCTGTAACTGCAAATCTACAATCAAGAGAAAATGTCGGTGTTCCAACGGCTGCTGTTGCAGAAACACCGGATAGAACAACAAGTTCGTCTAGTCTAACATTCGCTTGATAGAATGTCTGAACATTATCAAATCGTTCAGCAAGTAGTGTTACTGTTCCACGAAGAACATCTGGTGCATAAAACGTCTGCGTGTTGCTGACGAATGGCGGCTCCAGTGTAATGACAGATAGAGCCGTAGCTGCATAAAACGTCTGATTGTTGGTGACAATCGACGGGGCGAGTGATACTGGTCCCGCTGCAACTGTGGCACTATAAAACGTCTGCGTATTGCTGACGAGTGATGGCTGTAACGCATTGAAAAATACAACTGTAGCTGCGTAAAATGTCTGAGCGTTATCGAAACGCGCCGTTTGAACAACATTACTAACAGTCTCGACAACAGAGCTATGGAAAGTCTGAATGTTATCAAAACGTGCCGCTTGAACAACATTGCTAACAGTCGTGACAACAGGACTGTAGAAAGTCTCAATGTTATCAAAACGCGCTGTCTGAACAAGATTTCTATCAATTGTGACAACAGCGCTGTAGAAAGTCTGAGCGTTGTCAAATCTTGTTGCTTGAACAACATCGCTGACAGACGAGACAACAGCGCTGTAGAAAGTTTGAGCGTTGTCGAAACGTGCCGTTTGAACAACATTGCTAACAGGCGAGACAACAGCGCTATAGAAAGTTTGAGCGTTGTCAAATCTTGTTGCTTGAACAACATCGCTGACAGGCGAGAGAACAGCGCTGTAGAACGCTTGAACGTTGTCAAAACGAGCCGTCTGAACAACATCGCTGACAGACGAGACAACAGCGCTATAGAACGCTTGAGCGTTGTCAAATCGCGCTGCCTGAGTGAGTGTTTGCGCGGAAGGCCCTGCCCCGGCGCTTTGGAGCAGGGTAAGCAGCATGCTTTATGCCAGAGTTTTTAGCTGATCCAGCGTCAGTTGCGTCTGCGAAATCTGCGCGTCAAGCGATACCACCTGATTCAAATCCCCAATAGAAGCGGCTGACGCACGCGCAGAGTTCAGTGCCGCCAGCTTATAACTGACAAGCTGGATCAGTTCGGAAATGCTCATACCAGCACCACACATTCTTGTGCGACTGTGGAGAGATGCGACTGCAAGAACACCGTGTCATAAGTGTCTGTGCCGTCAATGGCACAGTAAGCAGCCATTCGATTCCCCACCACTGCAGTGCCTGTCTGCAAGAAGTCTGTCGGAGTGAACGCAGACAGCACGCGATTTTCTACGTCAAACCGATATATCTGGCTGATCTGCGATGCCACATACAGATTGCAATAAAACATGCGCCCTTCGTTGTCGAAAGGGCTGTAACACCCACCCGACCCCGTGGTTGGAAGCGCACCGGGGGAGCCGTCATAAACAATCGCACCCGTCCATGTGCCCGTGATCGCTCCTGCAATGTCCAGCACATCCAGCGTTGCCGCGCCGCCTCGGAAGAAGTAGCAGAACGACTGCCGACCGTACCTGTTTTGGTCGGGCTCAATCCCCCAAGACGGTGCCCACATGCCGCCAGCAGCATTCGCAGCAGGAGCCGCACCAAAGTACGCTGTGCTCCAAGCGTTGGCAACAATGTTGTTGGTGCCGTTGTTAATCGTGGCGTCGGTGTAGTTGTAGGTGTACACCGTGGTGGTTGCAGACGAGCGCAGCAGAATCAGATTAGGAAGTTCGATAACATACTTAGCCGTTGCCGAGGGCGTCACCGTCCAGTTGGTGCCGAGCGTATAAACAGGGCTTGCGCCTGCTGTGTGGCTGGCAATGATGCGCCGCTGCCCCACCGCCGTCACGTTGGTCGTGTCTTCAACGATTCGAATCTGGAAGTTGCGGTATTCGTTTGCGACCACAACCGCATCGCCCAGCGCGGCTTGGCCCGTTAGCGTGCCCGCTGCCGTGGCCGTAGCAGTCAGAGCATACCGTGACACAACTCCGGTGTCGTAGTTGTATGCCCCCTTGATCATCCCGTCGCCGGGGGAGTTGTTATGCGGCACATACTGCTCATCCAGCACCATCAGGCTTGAGTCCGTACCGATGGTTGCGGGCAGGTTGGTTTGCGTCATTGACGCGAGCGTATTCGTTGCAACTTCAAACGAACGCCATGAAGTTGCAGCAAGCGTACCTGCTGACAGCATTGCCACTCGGCCCGCAACAATTTCGTAGCGCGAGCCAGTGGTGGGCGTAAAGCCGAAAGCTGACAAGACCGTGATCGTTGGCGTAGTGCCCCCGGTATTGCCAGTGATATACCGTTCAACAGTTTTGCCTGACCCGCCTGCCGCGTTGTCAATAATGCGCAGCTTGTAGCCATACTCACCCGAGCCGCCTCGGTTAGCAAGCATGTTCACACCCACAGCAGTAGGCAGTGCGGTGGTCAGCACTACAGAAGTCGTTGTCGACCCCGCAGCAATCGTGCCCACAAGACCAAACGACGGAACAAACGCCGAGGCTGCTCCAGCACCGAACGTGCCGCCAAGACCGGGGTTCACTGCAAACGCAGACCCCTTCGTGATGATGTTGTAGCGATTGAGAATTGCCGCTGATACCAACTGGTACACAAACGGGTTACGAGAGATATCATTGCGCAGATCACTACACACGTTGACCGCAGCAGCATGGGCGTTTGGCATAGGCGGAACTTGCCGCCATACCAGCGTGTCAATGACCTTCTTAAATGTGTTTGCCATATGTATATCTCAGGTGATGCAGCTACGAACGCATTGCGCCCAAGCTGTGCGGTTGGTATCAAGCACAGTCATACGGGCGTTGTAGGTGTCGATGTTGTTCAAAGAGGTGACGGCGGTGACGGCAGCGACTGTGGTGACCGTGGTGACCGTAGAAACCGTGGTTACCGTGCCCGACTCAACAAGCACCGTGCCCCGCTGCCGCTGCAAACTCTTGTCATAGCCCAGCGGTGCCATCAGCATCTGCAAGATGCGCGTCAGCAGACTTTCAGAGTGCTTGTCAGCTACGGGCAGGGGAGCATCATCAGATACATCAACTGCAACGCCATCCACTCCCGCCACCGGCTTAACCCGCTGATACAGGACACCACCAATATCATCAGCGGCAACAGTTGCGCCTGATCCGGGGGTATATCCTACATTGTCAGCCATGTTCTATTCCTTACAGCGCGAAGATGCCGCTAGCGTTCCAAGTAACAGAAATGTTACCACCGTTAGGCGTTACCGGCAAACCAGTGACACCTGTGTCAATAAATGCCACCAACCTAGACGTACCAGCCGTACCAGTGTCAATGTACAGCACCAAAGCTTCAACGCTATTGCCTGTGACAGCCGTATAGGTGATATCGCCACCATCGAACACACCATCGGTATACGACTTCGTAGCACCAATCGTCTGCGCTGTACCGACAACACCAGTAAGCGAGGTGAGGAATTCGTGTGCAGAGCTATATGTGTAGGTGCCAGTGTCAACAAGCGCTGCCTTCACTGTGCCAGTAAGCG